TGAGAGCCTGACCATCCTCAAGAGCCGCGAGCTCGAGACGGCCGGCACCGGCAGCACCAAGCGCATGATCGCGTACGAGAACAGCCCCGAGGTCGTGAAATTCCACCTGCCGGGAGCGCACCAGTTTCTGCCGCCGTTCCAGAAGTCGAGCATGACCTATGAGGTCGGCGGCATCATGAACGTCGGCGGCGTCGAGATCCGGTTGCCGAAGGCGGTTGTGTACCGCGACAGCTTCTAGGAGACGGTTGCATGGCGAAGGTCACCAATATCTCGAACGGCCCGCGCGGCGCCTATCTCAAGGGCGCGCTGGTCATGGCCGATCCCGGTGAGACCATCGAGGCGGATGATTACGCCGAGGAGTGGTTTTCCCAAGGCGGCGTCGACAGCATGAGCAAAGCCGAGCTTCGCCAGCACATGGATGAGCGCGGCATTGCCTACGAGACCGACGACAACAAGGCTGATCTGCTTCGCAAGATCGAAGAGGCGAACGCCGCCGCCGAATAACCCGACCGCTACGGCAACAGGGTTGAGGGCCGTCCTCCAGGGCGGCCCTTTGCGTTGAAACCTACAGCGCGAAAGGTGGTCGCTTTATCTTCGGTCCGGCAACGAAAGGCCCGACGCGATGTCCATTTCCGACACCACCGAATCCGCGCTGCTGGCTCTGATTTTCAACGCCACGGCCTGGGCCAATTACGCCGACAACGCCGCGACCACTCCTCAGACGAACATCCACACGGGGCTGCACACCGCCGACCCCGGCGACAGCGGCACGATGAGCACCTCCGAAACGACTTACACCAGCTACGCCCGCACCAATGTGGCGCGCACGTCTGGCGGATGGACGGTCAGCGGAACCGCGCCCACTCAGGTGGTGCCCGCAGCCACGATCGCTTTTCCTGCCGGCACGGGCGGTTCGGGAACGGTCACGCACTTCTCGACAGGCAAGACCGGCGGCGGTGCGGCCGCGATCCTATTCAGCGGGACGGTCACCCCGAACATCACGGTCGGCAATGGCGTCACGCCCCAGCTCTCGACCGCCACGCAGATCACGCTCGACTAGGAACCGATCATGAAACCGACCCGCTTCCGCGCCTATGCCCTCGAAACGGTGGAGAGCCGCCGCGTGATCGCAGGCAAGAAGGAAAACGTTCTCCACGACGTCGAAAATCCGGCCTTCGAAGGCAAGGTGGTCGACGGCAAAGCCACATTCGACGCCGGCGACACGAAGATCACGCGCGTCGTCCTCTACGGCGGACCCGTCGCCGAGGAGGTCGTCGTCGGCGATCTGCCGCTTGATCGCTCTGGCAAGATCAGCGTCGAATACATCGAAGCAACGGACGACGAAGAAGCCAAGATCGTCGAGGCATAATGGCGCGGCAAGACGACTTCCGCGCCGCACTCGAGGCTGGGGATGTAAAGCTGGTCCGTCGGATGTGGACGGCCTTCATGCCCCACCTCCCGCAGCCCACCGCCGATGAGGCCGAGAAGGCCATGCATATCGCGCGGACGGCTGCAGAAACGGTCTCGTTCAAGGCGCGCGCCTGGTCGCACCGATGGCTGACCGAACGAGACCTCCCGTCCCAACTACCCGACCGGCTGAGGCCCAGCGCCGAACGCCTGTATCCGCGGGTTGTCGAAGGTGTCGGCATCTCGGTCAGCCTGGCCAAGCCAGGAATGCTCGAGGTTCGCACTGCGATGGAGGGCGTCGTCGCGGACATGTACGCCAACGGCGACACGGATCCAGTGCTTGTCCGCTCCAGAATGTTCGAGGCGCGCGAAAAGACGCTGCACTCCCTATTCGGAAGGTAGTCCGTGCCTCGGGCCTATGTCCCCAAGGATCATCTGGCACCTAGCCGGTTCCGGCACCATCGATCATCGGAGTGGGTCGCGCGCGGAACGCGGGTCGGGGAAACAATGCGTAAGACCAATGTCACTCTGGACGACGAGACTTTCGAGGAGATCGCGGCAAGGGCCAGGGCCGCGCGACATAGCTTCTGCGCTGAGGTGCGCGACCTGCTCGAAGTGGGGCTCGAGACGGCGAAAGCGGCGGGGGTCTAGGCCATGGCCCTCACCTTCGTCGGGAGCAAATCAGCTGGGTTCAGCTCTACGAGCAACCAGTCCGTCTCGCTGACGGACCTCAAGGACAGCAGCAACAACAACGCGACTCTGCAGGCTGGCGACATCGTCATCGTCAGCATCACGCATTCGATGGCGACGACCGCGAATCGCTCGTTCGCGCAGCTCAACCCAGCCGGATATGTCGGCGTCACCGGGCTGAGCAGTTCAATCCAGGCCAACGACAACAACGCGGTTTCGCTCGCCGCCTTCTACAAGATCATGCCGGCAACGCCGGACACGACGATCACCATTCCCGGTTGCGCGGCGTCGACGAACAGCATCGCCTACACCATCGAAGCGTGGCGCGGGCAGGACGTCATTCCGTTCTCGCTCAACGGCGTTCAGACGGCTTCTGGCTCGAACACCGGCCTCGCCAACCCGCCCTCGATCACCACGGATTCCTCGCCGACCGGGCAGGTTGTGCTCGGCTTCTTCGGCGCGGCGGTCGCCTCGGCCGCGGTGTTCGCCAATGGCGGCGCAACACCTTACGACAGCACGACCAACCTGTTCAGCTCCGGCGTCCAGAACACCGCCACGAACCGCGCCGTTTCGGGCATGGGCGCAAAGACCGGGCTTGCAGTGAGCACAGCGTTCGACGCTGCGATCACCGGATCGAACACGACCAATACCGGCTCGTGGGCGGCGATGGCCGCAAAGCTGATGCCCGCCGTCCTCAAGACGCTGACCTGGTATCGGAACGGCAGCAACAACCTCAATTATGGCTATGTGAGCGAGAGCGCTCCGGCCGGCGCAGTCGTCGGCACAGTCGGCGGCAACGCCGAGAAGCAAGCGGCATCGACGCTGGCGATCGCCGGATCCGGCAACACTGGCGGCGGCCGGTTCGCGATCGACAGCTCGACGGGCGTGGTCACTGTCGTTTCTGGCGCGACGTTCAACTACGGGTCAGAGCCGACGATTCTCCTGGATATCGTCGAGACCCTCTCGGGCGCGAGCGGTTCACCCAAGACCACCACGCTCACCATCCGGGTGAAGCCGCTGTTCGGCTCGACGACCACCGTCGCGTGGGACACCAATGACCGGCTCGGGACAAGCTTCCCCGGCACTGTCACCGGCACTTCAGTCACCGGCACCGATGGGGTCGGCGCTTATCAGAGCATCCGCGCTGATCGCGGCTACGATGCCGGAGCCTCAGCCAAGATTTACGTCGAAGCCACCGTCAACTCGATGGGGAGCGGTGGCCAGGTTCTCTTCGGCTTCGGCAGCGCCAGCGCGGATGTAAAGTCGTTCAACCAATATGTTCCCGGCTTCTCGGACACGACCGGCTTTAGCTGGAAAAGCGACGGTGTCGTCGCGATCAACGGGGCCTACCTCAACGGCGGCAGTCCAATCACCGGGGCGTCCTACACGGCGGGCGACAGGCTTAACCTCTGCATCGACATTGCAACCGGCAAGGTGTGGATCGGCAAGAACGGGACGTGGGTCAGCAGCGGCGACCCAAGCGCAGGAACGAGCCCCATCGGCACTGTCACGTCGCCGGAAGATTATTTCCTCTGGGTTGGTCCGCAGAATAACCAGCAGATCACCGTCAACTGGGGCGACAGCTCCTTCACCGACACCATCCCGACCGGCGCCGCGTCCTACAAGACGGGAATTGCGAGCGGCAATGCAGGAGCCGCTACTGGCGCCGGATCGGCCTCAGGTGTCGGCGCTTCCATAGCGCGGGCCGATGGCGCTTCCGCAGGCATAGGCAGTGCAACTGGCGTAGGACGCGCGCAGACGCTGGGCGCGGGCGCCGCCGCTGGGGTGGGCGCGGCCGCAGCCGTCCCGATAGTCTCGGGCAATGCCGTCGGTTCAGGTTCGGCCGCAGCGACAGGGTCTCCCCTCGCCGCAGGGGCTGGCGCCTCAGCTGGAAGCGGCACGGCATCCGGCGTCGGCCGCGCACAGACGAATGCGGCGGGCGCGTCGAGCGGCGTAGGAGCCGCAAGCGGTGTTGGCCTGTCGACAGCTCTAGGCGCCGGTTCGTCCAGCGCGGTCGGGGCGGCAGCAGCAGTCGGGGCATCGCTGGGACGAGGCGCGGGCTCGGCAACCGGCACCGGATCAGCAGCCGCGACCGCCGTAACCGGCGCATCGGCCGGCTCTGCGAGCGGGTCCGGGTCGGCCGCTGCCACCGGCGCGTCCGTGGCGCTCACGTCGGGAAGCGCGGCAGGAGCCGGGTCAGGATCCGCCACTGGCGCCGCCCAGACGAGTGCCGTGGGCGAGGCTGCTGGCGCGGGGACGGCATCTGCCGCTGGAACGTCGCTCGCGCGCGCTGCAGCGGCCTCCGCAGGCGCTGGAACGGCCACCGGGGTCGGAGCGGCGACTGCGACCACCGCTGGAGCGTCGAGCGGTGCCGGTGCAGCATCCGCAGCGGGAACGGGTGTTGTCGCTGCGGCAGGGTCATCTAGCGGCACGTCGACGGCCGTCGGATCTGCAAGCGCCTACAGTTCAGGCGTGGGGCTTTCGGCTGGTTTCGGCGTCGCCGTCGGCGACGGGCGTTCGATCGCACTTGCTTCTGGATTTGCCACGGGCCTCTCGGTCGCGAATGCGGTCGGCGAAGTCGCGGTCCTGCATCCGATTGTCGACACGCCGGGCGCGCGCCGACTTGTGGGTCGTGGCTATAACAGGACAGCAGGTGGACCAACGACGCCCCGGTTGGCGACGGGCTCAAGCGCGAACCGCGACGCGGCGGGCGAGCTTCAAGAACGCCGAGCGGTCGGGAGCCTACAGCGACGCCGTTCTGTCGCATAGAGTACGGCCATGACGCAGCCGGTTCAGAATTGGCCGCCCAAGGACCCGGACGCGGTGTACGACTACACATATCGCATCCCGCTCGACGCCAGCGACAGCATCGCACCTGGACAGGCCACGATCACGAAATTGAGCGGCGATGTCGTGCTTGACAGTCAGAGCCTCGCAGCCACGCCGGACACGGAAGATGGCGTTTACGGGCAAGTCCTCACCGCATGGCTCTCTGGCGGCACGGATGGCGAGACCGCGCTATTCCAAGTCGACTGGACCACGGTTGCGACGCGGCATGATGACGCGCTGATCCAGCTTCCGGTCGTCTCGGGCGAGATCGCTGCGCTGGTCCTCACCGGCTATACCAAGCCGCTTCCTGGCCATCTGATCGCGCGCTATCCGGCCTTCGCGGCCGTTGCTCCAGCAACCGTCCAGGCATGGCTTACCGACGCCGAACGGTTCGTCGACACGAGCTGGATTGAGGGCGACTATGCGGTGGCGCTTATGTCGCTTGCGGCGCACAATCTGGCGCTGGCCGGCCTCGGCACTGACGCGGCCGCGGCAACGGCCATTCCGGGTGGCGTCAACCGCATGAAATCCGGATCGCTCGAGCTCGGCTTTACCGACGAAGCGGCGAACGCTCGCCTCGGCGGCGGGTTCGATAGCACGCGCTACGGCCAGGAGTATTTGGCGCTGCTCCGGCGCAACCACGGCGGTCCGCTGGTTCAGGACACGGGCGTCGTCCCGGCCTATCCGCCCTTCGCCAACGGGTGGTGGTGATGGGCTTGCTCGATGGCCAGATCGCAGAAGCCTTCGCGGGCGTGTTCGGTGGCCTCTATCTCGACGCGACGCTCTATCGGCCCAACGCCTTCGCTGACGATGGTGCCGGTGGCGGCGCTGGCGGCGGGTTCGATGCTGGCAGCGCGATCAAGGTTCAGATCGATCAGGCGACGCAGGCGATGCGACTGGCCGACGGCTTCGCTGACACTGATCAGCGGATGCTGGTGTTGGCGCACGGCGAGGCGGCCATCAGCACAGATTGTGAAATTGCGTCCGGAAGCAACCGCTGGATGGTCGAGAGCGTCAGCACGGATCCGTGCGGCTCCTATTACGAACTCCGGATCAGGCGGAAGTCATGACAGCCCTGCCTAAGCGGTACAGCGTCAGCGACGACCTCCGGTTGCCCTACGACGCGCGCATCGGTCCCAAGCTGGATGTGTTTCTGAACGGTGCGTTCGTGACGCGATGCATCAGCTTCGATGTAGATGCTGGCAAAATCGAGCGCTTCCAAGCGGATGGGAACGGAAAGATACTCATCGAGCGCGTAGCCGGGGAAATGGAGGCCAAGCGCGAAATCTTACGCGGGCACGTCGAAGTGCGTTGGCGAGAGAAGGCGGGTGCCTAAAATCACCGGCGCCGACCGTGTGACTGTACGCCTGAAGACCATCGGGCCCGAGACTGTGAAGCAAGTGGGTGCCGCCCTCTATGCCGGTGGCGACCTGATCCGCGCCGAAGCCGCTCACCTCATCACCGAGGGCGCGATCAGCGGGAAGAACCATCAGCCGAGCCTGCCAGGCGAACCCCCGAACGAGGACACCGGCGTCCTTCGCACGCACATCGAGACGACCCAGCCCGCGCCCCTGCGCGTCGAGGTCAGCAGCAACGCGCCTTACGCGGTCCCGCTCGAGATAGGGACGAGCAAGATGGCGCCTCGCCCATACATGGGCCCCGCCTCGCGCAACAAGCGCAAGGAGGTCGTGCAGCTCGTTCGCCAAGCTGTGAGGCGCGCCACGACCGGCAAACCTACAGCGCGTTAACCGTCAGCCATATCATTGCCAGACAATTCCTCTTGAGGGGACACGAGCCATGCCAGGCGTTGCCGCGACGATCGATCTAGCCATCAGGGCCAAGCAGACGGGGGCTGGTGATCTCGGCACTCCACAGATTCTGGTCGACATCGACAAAGTGATGGAGTTCAGCGCCGGCACCTCGGCAGTTGGGCAGGCGAATGTGCTGTTCAGCGACACACGGACACTCGCGGCGTCGGCTACCGAAAATCTCGATCTCGCCGGCGTGCTTGCCGACGCGCTTGGTGCGACCATCGCTGCGGCCGAAGTCGTCGCGGTGTACTTCGCCGCGGCGCAGGGCAACACCAACGACGTCCAGATCACTCGCCCGGCAGCGAATGGCGTTCCGCTGTTTCTGGCGGCCGGCGATGGCTTCGCGCTCGGGCCGGGCGATTTCACTGTCCGCACCTATCGCAACGGCGTCGCGGTCGCGGCCGGCACCGGCGACCTTATCACTGTCACCAATGGCGGCGCGGGAACCCCCGTCAGCTACGACGTAGTGATCATCGGACGCACGGTCGCGGCGTAATGGCGCAGAGCGAGCGCGATTCCCGCTGGGTCACGTTCAACCAGCCCTACGATCACTATTGGCAGAGTGGCGCGGTCACCCACTATCCCCCCGGCGAATATCGCGTGAAGAACGCCGTCGCTGACGGTGCGGTCGACAAGGGAAAGGCCTCCGAGGGGCGATCTGACGGGTCAGAGGCAACGCCGCCTGGAAAGCGCAAGCGCGCGAAGAAAAGTGCGACTGCCGCACCAAAATCCGCTAAGGTAGTGGCAGAGCAGGAAGGGCCTGTCGCTGCCGAGACCGCCGACCATCGATCAGACAACGCAATGGCTGAGCCGGGTGTGGCTGTGCCTGATCGGGCCGCTGGTGGGGTCGGTCTGGATCAAGACGCCGGCTAACGACAACGATGGCTCGCGACACATCGCTGGCCTTGAGACAGGCAGTCGTCAGGAGCCTCCGGGCCGACGCTGACCTGATCGCGATCGTGCCTGAGGAGCGCAATTACGGGATGCGCTCGCCGCCGGAGCCGTCTTATCCCTTCACCCGCTACGGTTCGCCCGATGCAGTGCCGTTCCTCGGCCAGTGCATCGATGGCGCGCGGATCAGCTTCACGGTGCACAGCTTTTCGCAGCAGCAATACGAAGACGAATGCGCCAACATCAACGCCGCAGTCGCCGGCGCGCTCGATCAGGCCGTATTCGACCTGGGTGCTAGCGCGAAGGCCCATGTCCGTTGGGTGGGCTCGCAGATCGTTCCGGATGCGGCAGAGGCGGACGTTTGGCACGGCATCAACCGCTTCGAGGGGACGGTCGTCTCCTGACAAACCTACACCGCTTGCCCTGCCGTCAGTAATCTCGCCCGGACACCCGCTGCGAAACAGCGAAGCCCTTTGACGGAGGCCAGTAAATGGCGAGGCCCGACATCATCCGCGGTACCTACTTCGTGCTCGGAGCAGGAGACGGCGGATCACCGCAGACGTTTACGGCGTTGTGTGGCATCACTACCCGGACTTTCCGCCACTCGACTAACACCACTGATCAATACACGCGTGACTGCGCCGAACCCGAGGACGTTCCGGAGCGCCACCTCATCACCACGGGCGAGATGTGGAGCCTCAACGGCAGCGGGACGCTGAACCGGGCCAATCTGGCCACCATCCAAGCGCTCGATAACGGTGTCACGCACGACTTCCGTTTCTGGTTTACCGAGCCCGCCGACGATCTCGTGTATCAGGGCTACTGGGAAGGACCGGCCAAGATCACGAGCTTTGAGATCACCGGCTCGGACGAAACCTTCGCCCAGATCGCAATCAGCATCGAATCGGATGGCGTCTGGACCTTCACTGAGGTCTGATCCTAGCCCATGACCTCCAACAGCATTGAACTTGCGTTCGGCGACGGAACGTACGTTTTCGCCCTGCCACTGGCGCAGATCGCCGAGCTTCAGCGCAAGACCGGGACTGGCATCGGCGGCCTTTATGCGCGGCTGATCAAGGGCTGCATTCCGATCGATGGGAAGTTCGCACTCAATCCGGGCATGGCGGAGTTCTTCGCGCTCGATGTGGTCGAGACCATCCGTCACGGCCTTATCGGTGGCGGCAAAGGCGAGGTGAACGGGGAAGAGGTCGAGGTGACGCCAGTGATGGCATCCAAGCTGATCGACGCCTACGTGGTGCCGCGACCGTTCGTCGAGTCTTGGAAGGTCGCTGCCACTGTGATCGGCGCCTGTATCCTGGGGTACGACCCGCCAAAAAAAGTCGAGCCCGCGGCAAAGCGGGCGCCGGCGAAAAGGGCGAGAAAGAAGGCTGGCTCGACTACGAGCGCGCCCTGACGAACTGCGTCAAAATGAACGTGCCGCCGAGTGAGGCAAAACAACTCTCCCTCTATGAATACGAAGCGTTGCTGTGGAACTGGAATGAGATGCACAGCCCCGGCGACGACGCTCCGGATCCCGAAACAACCATGATCCTGATCGACCGCATCAACGCCGATGCGCGCCTCACTGGCTCCGCGCCTGAAACGGTGAACTAGCCTCAACCTACAGCGCCTCGCGGCGCGTCCATAAACTTCGCGCATGGCTGTCGAAGCAGATCGTGTCGTCGTCGAGCTGATCGCGAAGAACGACCAGTTCGACGCGAACGTGCGGGCATCGTCGACCGCCTACAGCAAGGGCATGAAAGACATCGAGACGGCTGGGGCCGGTGCGGAGAAGGCGCACGGGCGCCTGACCGCGAGCGTTGGCAACAGCCGAATTGCGATGCTCGAGTTCCAGCACATCGCCCGGGGAACCGCTGACCAGATCGCGGCGGGAGCGCCGCTGACGCAGGTCCTGGCGCAGCACATGGGCATGCTGGCCCAAGCGGTCTCGCTCGCTGGCGGGGCGTTCGGCAAGGTCGGCGCCTTCCTCGGCGGCCCGTGGGGCCTGGCGTTGACGGTGGCGGCGGCCGGCGTGGCAACGCTTATCATGCGGCATCATGACGAGGCCGACACCCTCGAGGACGTGATCAAGAAGAGGCAAAAGCACCGAGACGAGACGGAACTCAGCGCCAAGGCCGACGAGATGTGGAGTCACACGCTTGACGGGCTCATCGAGCGCCTCAAGAAGACGAATGACGAGCTGGGGGCCAGGCTGAGGCTGCAGCCGGTGATCAATCAGCAGGCGTTCACCGCCGCGGCGGCCACGGTGGCTGAGCTCAGCAGAGAGCTAGACAAAGCCGAAGCGACGATGGACGCGAACGACCCGCGTCTGCGCAAGCTTCACAATGCTTTCTCGGAGGCGGTCAGGCAACTCTACCAGGACACGATCGTGCTGGGCGAGCAGCAGGGCGCCGCGATGTCCGATCTCAGCAAAGCTGCAGACGACTGGGCCGCGCGCCAGACCAACATCATCCGTTTCCTGATCGGGGCGCATCCCGAGCTGATGAACTTCTCGGGCCAGATCAACCAAGCCTTCGACCTGTTCAAGAAAGCGGCCTCGGATGCAGCGGCGGCTGGCATCGATTTCAACCCCATTGCAAAGCAGGTCGACGCGCTCAACAACAAGCTCGCCGAATCTCCCCAGTTCATTAAAGATTACATCGTCCAGCTTCGCCAGCTGGCACAGCAGCTCGAGAACACAGCTAACGCGGCCAAGAATGCGCCCAAGGCGATCGAGGACTTCAAGCGGTCGGTCTTCGGCGCGGAGGGCACCGGTCCCAACCGTCTAGGCTCATCGGCGGCCGGCTTCGGACAGTTCATGCCTTCGACTTGGCTCAGCTATTTCAACCGCCTCTTCCCGGACAAGGCGAGCCTGACCGACGCTGCGAAACTGGCCTTCCGCGACAACAAGGAAGTCGCATCGGCGGTCATCGACAAGGCGACCGACGATTATGTCACCGTGTTGAAGCAGGCCGGCCAGCAGATCACGGCGGCGGCGCTCTACACAGTCCATCTGCTCGGCGCAGGCGATGCTCGCCGGTTCTTCGCTGCCCCGTCAGGCGCATCGACGAGCTCCGTTCTCAGCCAAGGCGTATTGGCAGGCAATCCGTTCCTGCGCGGTACCGTCGGGAGCGCCAGCGCGGCAATCGCAAAGCGCATCGGCGACAGCAGCGGGGCCGTGTCGTCTGGCTCGGTAGCGATCGCGCGCCAGCTTCAGCAGGAGCAGGATGCCCTCGAAAAGCAGCTCGACGAGATGCTGAAGAAGGACGTCGACATCACGCTTGAGAAGGCGAAGCAGGCCGATCTTTCCAAACTGCTCGGCGGCAACACGCTGGAGGCCGCCGCGGCAGAAGCGCAGCTCAAGCAGCATGCGGAAGATGTGGCAAAGCAGCTAGAGGACGCGAAGAACATCGGCCGCGAGCTGGTCGACGATATACTGAATCCCGATAATTGGGACGATTGGGGCGAGGCGGGCAAGCGCATTCTCCACGACCTCGAAGCCGAGATGTTCCGGTTGGCGATTATCAACCCGCTCAAGAACATGCTGTTCGGAGACGCGCTGCCGACCTTCGGCAGTCTCTTCAGCGCTCTCGGCGGCGGGTTCGATGCTGGTCTCTTCTCTCAGATCGAGGCGTCCAATTTCGCCGCGCTGGTACCCCATTTTGCTGGCGGCGGCGCATTCCGGGTTAGAGGCGGCGACACCAATGTGCTGTCCATTAATGGACAGGCGCGAGCGATGGTTGGCGGCGATGAGACAGTCGCGGTCCTCCCGAACAACGCGAGAGCGGCGTCGGCGGGGGACGGTGGCCCAAGCGTCATCGTGGTCAAAGTAGAGCCGAACGATGATCGGTTCGATGCTTATGTTGAGAGCATCGCGGGGCCGCTGGCTGCGCAGGCCGGAACACGGGGCGCTTACGGCGGTGCCGGTCTGGCTCGCGCCAATCTTGCGCGTCGCCAGATGCATCAGCTGGGGAGCCGCGGATGATCGACCTCCCCCATTACGGCTATATGGATTGCACGATCACGCCGATCGATCCTGCCGGCGTCGTCGAAGGCGCTCTAGGCGGGCCGTCCGACATCATAGACCGGCCGGGCTATCGCTACTCGGCCCAATTCACCTTGCCGCCGATCCCATCGGCCAAGGAAGCCCGCATCTTTCAGGCGCTGCTCGAGCAGGGCGCGCGCGACGACGCTTCCTATCCCTGGCCGCTCGATTTTCGGCCCCCCGTCGCCGGGGCGCCGCTGGTGAACGGTGCTTCATCGGCCGGATCGGTGATCCCGATCAAGGGCCTGCTGCCCAACTATCAGTTCAAGCTGGGCCAGCCGCTGGCCGTCATTTCCGCTGGCATCCGCTTCATTCACAAGGCGTCGGCCGCGACAGCAGCCGACGCGAGCGGCAATGTGACGCTCCCGGTCTTCCCATACACACGCAAGGCGTTCCTGAATAATGATGTGATCGAGGTAGAGCGTCCGCGCATCGGCGGTATCCTATCTTGGCAAGGGGCGACGCAGCCCGCGTTCGGATCGCGGCCGTTCAGCTTCACGATCACGGAGCGTTACTGATGACGCCAGACATGATCGCGGCGCTCAGCGCCAAGCGCAAAAACGTCACCGGCTTCTTCGAGATCGACCTTCCTTCGGGGACTCGCCGCCTACTGCTGGGCAGTGGAGAGGTCGCCTGGGGAGCGAATACCTTCAAGGGCTATGACCCGACTTTCGGCAGCATCACCGGCGGCGAGGGCATCAGCGAAGAGGCGACTGGGCAGGCGCCGAACACGTCGTTCACCGTGCAGGTGGCGGCCAGCGCGACCAAAAGCGATATCGCTGGCGCAGACGTGCAGCTCGCTCCGGCCAAAATCTGGCTCGCTGCGATCCAGTTCGACGCGAGCAGCCATTTCGAGGCCGTGCCGGATCCCGAGCTGATCTTCGACGGGTTCATCGACCAGGCGATGAGCAACGTCGACCGGAAAAAGGACGAGATCGACTATACGCTGGTGAGCGGCTTCGACTATTTCTTCGAGGATTCCGAAGGCCAGCGGCTCTCCGATGCATTCCACGAGAGCGTTTGGTCAGGCGAAAAGGGCTTGGTCAACGTCACCGGCGTCACGCGGAAGATTTACTGGGGAACCTATGGCCCTGGCGGCGCTTCCAGCGTGACTGGCGGGACCGCGATCTCTGGCGGCAGCAGCACCTATCGCTCGGGGACCGGGCAATATCGCGAGATTTATTGACGATGGACCTCATCGGCCGTGTCATGGCCACCCAGAAGACCGTGGACATGTTCAAGGGCCGCGTTTTCGCCAACGGCCAAGCCGATTGCGTCCAGCTGGTGCTTGCCCACGCGAAGCACATGGGGCGAAAGATCGACGCGCCGCGCTACGGCAGCATCAAGACTGCCGCCGGAGCCTTGCGCCAGATGGGTTTCGCGACGCTCGGGGAGGCTATGGATGCTCATTTCCGCCGGATCGAGCGGCATCAGATCTTGGCCGGAGACATCGTCGAGGTGCCTGGCGACAACGGCTTTTCGTCGCTGATGGTCGCCGTTGGCAACGGCCGAACGATCGGCTTCCACGAAAGCATTTCCCACTGCGATGTGCTGCAGCCCCTGATTATCTCCGGAGCGTGGCGACTTGAATAGCCGTTCTCAGTCAGTCTAATTGATGCCAATGCAGTGGTTGTTGCTCTTGTTCTTTCCGGCGGTTCTCGCCGCTTGCAGTGGCAGTCATAAAGAAACTGAATTCGGAGCTGCC